GATGTCATCATTAAACGCTGGCAGGACTTCACAGGCAAACAGGCCACGCTAGAATCAAACGGCAAAACATATAACGAGTTGCTAATGATAACCAAGCCAAAAATACAGATTGATTTAAAGCAGGTTGAATCATTGGCGGCTAATGGTTTGACGCAGGAACAGATTGCCTGTGCTTTGGGTATTAGCGAGTCAACACTAACAAAAGAAAGAAAGAAAATACGGATTTTACGGACGCTATTAAAAGAGGAAAAGCCAAAGGCATCGCATTAGTGACTAATAAGCTAATGGAGTCAATCAAAGGCGGCAACATGACTGGCATGATTTTTTTCTTAAAGACGCAAGCGGGTTGGAAAGAGACAAACGTGCAAGAACACACAGGCGCGAATGGTTCAGCGTTACAGCCCCCTGTTTTTAATATCGTAGGGGTAAGCCCCAAAGATGAAGATTGAAGCACCCACCAAAATAATACCCGCCTTTAATAACCTAAAGACAAACGCTTTTGATATTGTCGTGATGGAAGGTGGGCGCGGTGGCGCAAAGTCTGAAGCATTGGCGGCATTGGGCATCTTAGAATCATTTATCGATGATGGTGTAATCCTTTGTTGTCGTGAGATACAACGCTCAATCAGTGATAGTTTATATGCGTCTTTGATTAGTGCTATTTATAAATATCAGTATGAATCTTATTTTAAAATCCTAAATAACGAAATCACAAACTTGCTAACAGGTGCAAGGTTTATCTTTGTAGGTTTAAAATCAAACATCACATCAATAAAATCAATCAACAAATTGCGTGTTGTTTTAGTTGATGAAGCCGAAAACGTGACTGACAATTCGTGGTCGTATTTACGCCCTACCCCACGTTATGGCCATGTGCGTTTTTATGTTGTGTTTAATCCGCGTTTTGAGCAAGACGCAACTTGGCAACAATTTATAGTCAATAAAGATAATCGTACTTTACATATCAATATCAGCTACAAAGACAATCCTTGGTTTCCTGAAGCGTTAGAACGACAAAGACAGCGCGATTTAAGGGGCGATGCAGGGCGTTATGCTTGGATATGGGAAGGTAAGTTTTTACAAATTAGCGATAGCTCTATTTTGGCCAAAAAATTAAAAGTATTAGATTTTGAGATAACAAAAGAGTTTGGCACACCATACATCGGCATAGACTGGGGTTTTAGTGTTGACCCAACAGCAATTATTGAATGCTATCATTATAATGATTGTTTATATATCACGAACGCAGCCGCTAAAGTCGGACTAGAGCTAGACGACACCGCAAAATACCTTATTAATAACGCGCCTAATGTGCTTAAATACACATCAAGAGCAGATAGCGCACGACCTGAGACTATATCAAAAGTTAAAAAAGAAATACCACTTATAACGGCGTGTAATAAATGGAAAGGCAGCGTTGAGGATGGTGTAGTATTTTTACAATCGTTTAATGCTATATACATACACCCCAATGCGGAGGCGTGTTATGGCGAATTATCAGCATACAGTTATAAGACAGATGATAGTGGTGAGCCGACCACAATTATACAGGATGCTGACAACCACTATGCAGATGCGTTAAGATATGCTATAGAGCCGATTATTAAGCATCAAAGCACCCCACGAGTGAGACGGTTATGAGTAAAAAATGGTGGCAATTTTGGAAGGGCGAGCAGAAAATGAGCGGCCAACAGCTCGCCATGTTGCTACGTCAAAACTCAGCCTTTACCTCTTACAATTTTAGTCTTTTTGTTGAAGAGGCCTACAATCAAAACCCGACTGTTTATCGCTGCATACAAGAATATGTAAGAGCTTGGAACTCATGCCCAATTGTGATTAAGCGCGGTGAAGATGTTATCACTAATACAACACTATCGACTCTATTAAACAAGCCAAACGACACGCAAAACTGGCTTGAGTTTATGGAGCAAGCAATCATTTATTATTTGATTGCAGGTGAGTGTCCCGTGTGGGGAGATTCGGTTATCCCGACCCGTCCGCCAAAGTCCCTTTACATTTTACGACCTGATTGGCTTACACCGTATTTAGAGCAAAACGGCATGGGCAAGGTGTCGTATTGGCAATACACAAGCGGAGACTTGACAACATCGAGCGCGACAATATACCCAAGTAATTTTGTATTGTGGAAAGCATTTAACCCGTTATGCCGTTATCGTGGTAGCAGTCCATTGTCACCATGCGCCTATGCTATTGACCAATTAAACGAGTACGCAAAAACGAATTACTCATTGCTCAAGAATGGTATGCAGCCAAGTGGCGCATTAAGTACCGAACAAGTTTTGACTGACGAGTCATTTGCTAGACTAAAAGAAGAATTTAACGAAACTTATCAAGGCAGCGACAACAACGGCAAGCCTTTAATGTTAGAGGGCGGCTTAAAGTGGCAACCGTTTAGTTTTAATTTAAGAGACGCGGAGTTTTTGGGCGGAAAAACATCGGCTAAAAAAGACATTTGTGAAGCGTTAGGTGTGCCGACTCAGTTATTAGGCATTGATGGCAGTCAAACTTATGCAAACTACGAACAAGCAAGGGCGAGTTTTTACGAAGATTCGGCAATCCCTTTGTTAGATTCATTTTTAGCTGTTTTATCGCAGTGGCTTGGCCTTAAAGTCGGACTACAACCGAATGATGTATTGTGTGTTGATATTGATGGTGTAGCAGCATTAGAGCCCAGACGTGCGGAGCGTAATCAGATATTAGATAAACTGCAATCTATCAGCACAAATGAGAAAAGAGCCGCGATGGGCTATGAATCTGTTGATGGTGGCGATGAGATACTTATCAATAGTGGATTAGTGCCGTTAGACATGGCAGGGGCAGACATTCCACCAATTAACCCGATGTTATAGCTATGACAAGAGCGCAAAAACTAAAATATGCTAGAGCTGTTTTGATGACTCAAGACCGCATAGCATTGCGCTATCAAAGAATTGTTAGAAAAGAGCTAAAGCAAACGGCTCAAGAGTTATCACAATCTTATTTGACCAATGAGTCACGCGCTCAGTTTGTTGACGTACAAACACAACACGCTGAAAGAATGCGCGTTATTCTTGAAAACCTTTCGCTTGATGCGTCAAACGCTTTTAAGGTATTTACGCTTAAAGCAACCAAAAAAGCACCACTTTTTGATAACTTTATTGAACAGCGTATTTTTGACATATTATCTAAAAATGCCAATGTTATATCTCAAACAATCGCAGCAAATACGATAGCTATAGCGAGCGCGGCCATTGCTCAAACAATGACAACAGCAACACGAGACGCTGTTAAGTCAGAGCCTATAAACGTGGCCAGAGCGATTGTTAGGGCGACAGGTGGCGCAGCATCGGTTAGCAGAGCGATGACGATAGCACGAACAGAAACACACAAGGCGGCAAATACATCACAATACACGCGGGCAGAATGGGCAGCACAAGATGAAGGGCTAGATGTTGTTGTTGAGTGGATAAGCACAAACGACAGCCGAGTGAGAGACGCTCACAAAAACGCAGACGGGCAAAAGCGCGATATTGGCCAACCATTTAATGTTAATGGTGAGATGATGATGCACCCAAGCGACCCCAAAGCAAGTGCTGCTAATGTTATCAATTGCAGATGTGTTTTAGGGTATGATACAAATTAAAAAGCCCCAAACGGCGAAGCATGGGGCTAGTAACAGCACGATAAAACAGAGGAAAACCGCACAGTCGCACATAATATATCACAGTTTTGGAGCGATGCGATGCGTTTAAACTATACAAAAGCATTAAGTTTAGTTGATGATAACTTTGATGCACAGAATGAGGGAATGTTCACGGGTTACGCGGCAGTGACAGGTAACGTGGACTTAGGCAATGACATTATTTTGAAAGGTGCTTTTCAAGACTCACTAGCTAAAACAGACCCGTCAAAAGTAAGGGTGTTATGGCAGCACGATTGGAACAACCCTATCGGCAAAACATTCTCAATGCAAGAAGATGACAAAGGTTTGCGCGTTGATGGTGAATTGTTGCTTGATATTGAACGCGCACGAGATACGCGCACACTCATTAAAAACAATGCTATTGATGGTTTGAGNATTGGATTTACGATTGATGATTTTAGTTATGATAACAATACGCGAGTCATTAAAAAACTAACGGTACATGAATATAGTTTTGTGACTTTTGC